ACAGTCCGATATCCTTGAGCTTACCTCTATCGATAACACCATCGTAGAGGCAACCAAGATTCTCGGTAGACAGGCAGGTCTCACCCTTGACACCATCACCCGTAACATCCTGCAGAGCGGTACTAACGTGTACTACTGCCCCAAGGGAGATGGTACTGCGGTAACTTCCCGTGCCAACCTCGATGGCACCTGCAAGTTGACCGTTGATGTGGTCAACAGAGTCGTTGCTCTGCTCAAGAAGAACAATGCTCCCAAAATCAACGGTGACTATGTTGCTATCATCCATCCCCTCGTTGCATACGACCTCATGTCCGATGAGCGTTGGATTGATGCTCACAAGTACGCACAGCCCGAAGCACTCTACAACGGCGAACTGGGTAAGATTGGCGGCGTAAGATTCGTCGAGTCCTCCGAGGCAAAGGTATACGAAAACGGCGTATTCGGTTGTCTGTTCCTTGCTGATGGTGCTTACGGCGTAACCGAAATCACTGGTGGCGGTCTGCAGACCATCATCAAGCAGAAGGGTTCCGCAGGTACGGCTGACCCCTTGGATCAGAGAAGTTCTATCGGTTGGAAGGCTCTCAAGACCGCAGAGATCCTCGTTGAGCCTTATATGGTTCGTGTAGAGTGCAAGTCCGCTCTCTCCGATAAGGCAACGACCAACTAATCAATGGGGAGGGTAATCCCCTCCCCCGAATAAACAAGGAGGCTATCATGGCTGAAAAGAAAGTTAAAATCAAACTCCCTCTCACGAGAACCGAAAAGGATGATGTTTATGTTTGCGTAAACGGCGAATCCTATCAGATTAAGAGAGGCGAGACCGTAGAAGTCCCCGAATATGTAGCCGAGGTACTTCAGCACAAGGAAGAAATGCTCGCAGAGGCAATGGAATTTGAAGCCCAGGCATCTGCAAAGGCAGAAAAGTAAAACGAAAAGAATGGGGAGACATGACATATGTTTCCCCATTCGTTGAATGGAGGACAAGCATGACAATAATGGATGCAATCAATCGTATAGACAACCTTAAACCGAATCGATATGACATTGCCGAAAAGATAAAGTGGTTGAGTACACTCGATGAGAGAATTGTGTGCGATATCATTTCCAAATATGAAGGCTCCGAAGACGTGGTACACAACGGATACACGGAAGAGTCTTCTCTTACTACAGAACTTCTCGCCCGTTCCCCCCATGATGAGATCTATCTGTATTGGCTTGAGGCACAGATTGATTATTGGAATGGTGAGTATGCCAAGTATAACAACAGCGTTGATATGTTCAATACAGCGTTAACGGCATTTGCCAACCACTATAACAGAACCCATGCGCCGAGGGGTAAGAAATTCAAATTCTTTTAAGGGGGAGCGCCATGATTTATCCTAAAATGAAAGAGATTCCCACCACACGGGAACTTTTGGAAGTATTCAAAGGATACAACCACAATCTCCGCATCGAATCGGGTGAGTTTTACGATATGAAAAACCTATCCTCCGATAACTATCCCGTACTCTCCCCTCGCCCCAAGAGAGGGGTCTATGCGACACCAAACAAACCGCAGGGCATGGTTGCAAAGGATGCACTTTGCTATGTGGATGGCAGCAAGTTTATCATCAACGAGTATCATGTGGACATGGGGCTTAACGATACTCCGAAAACTTTGATTTCAATGGGGGCATATGTTATCATAATGCCCGATAAAAAATATATCAATACCGCAGACCTAACCGACTACGGAAATATTGAGGCATCGGTAACGACTTCCACCGAGGTTACCTTTGAACTGTGCAAGATGGATGGTGTTGGGTATGATGAAATCGTTGCACAAAAAACGGAGCCGAGCAACCCCGAAAATATGGACTTGTGGATCGATACATCGGAGGTTCCGCACCAGCTTAAACAGTATTCAACGACCACCGCAATGTGGTCTGTTGTCGCAACGACCTATATCAAGATATCCGCAACGGGCATTGGTAAACCTTTTAATGAAAATGATAGTGTCACGATATCGGGAGTGACAAGTGAAGGACTTGCCGATCTCAACAGCACGATGATCATATGGGCAAGAGGTGACGATTACATTGTTATTACAGGAATTCTTGACAATGTAACAACGCAAACCGAGGCAATCACCATCAAGAGACAGATGCCGAACATGGACTTTATCATTGAGTCCGGAAACCGCTTGTGGGGGTGCAGATATGGCGCGGCTCTTAACGGAGAGATTGTAAACGAGATTTACGCTTGTAAACTCGGAGACTTCAAGAACTGGAACAGTTTCATGGGGGTCAGCACAGACTCTTATGCAGCATCTGTCGGTTCGGACGGACAGTTCACGGGGGCTATTACCCACCTTGGCTACCCTCTTTTCTTCAAAGAGAATTGCTTGCACAAGGTGTACGGCAACTATCCTGCGAACTATCAAATCCAAACCACCGCTTGCAGGGGTGTGCAGAAAGGATGCGAGAAGAGTCTTTCTATTGTAAACGAGGTGCTTTACTACAAGGCTCGTTCTGGGATTTGTGCATATGACGGATCTCTGCCGATAGAAATATCTTCGGCTCTCGGAGATGTACCCTACCACAACGCCGTTGCAGGCTCTCTCGGAAATAAATATTATGTCTCAATGTCGGATACCAATGGAGGATATCATCTGTTCGTATACGACACCATGAAGGGTATGTGGCACAGAGAGGACGATACTCAAGCGGTAGAATTCTGCAATTGCCGTGGAGATCTTTACTATATCGACTACGGCGATGAACACGGTCAGATGGCGATAAAGACAGTTAAGGGAACGGGAATCGTGGAGACCACCCCCACCAATTGGGAGGCGGTAACTGGAATCATCGGAACCGATTCCCCCGACAAGAAGTACATCTCCCGAATGGATGTGAGGCTGTCCCTTGATGTTGGAGCGAGAGTATCCTTCTTTGCGGAGTACGACTCAAGTGGCGTATGGGAGCATCTATTCACTATGGACGGGATTAAGTTGCGTACATTTGCTATACCGATAAGACCGCAGAGATGCGACCATATGAGGCTGAAGATTCACGGAAGCGGAGAGGCAAAAATCTTCTCCATCTGCAAGACCATAGAGCAAGGGAGTGATGTTTAATGGGATATGATTTTAGAATGCCCAACATCACGGGAACAGATAGTGAACAGCTTGCACAAATAAGGAGTTATCTGTATCAGTTTATTCCGCAACTCCAATGGGCTTTGAATTCCATTGAGACCTCGCCATCATCCAATTATGTCGTACAGCCGACAAGGTCAAATAGCGCACCACAGCAATCCTCAAGTCCGAAGGCATCCTTTAACGATGTGAGGTCTCCCGAAACAATAGCTGCTGACTTAGTTACCGATATAGGCGTTTGGAATATCGATGACAACGATACAGATAAGGGTTATTGGCGATACCGAAAGTGGAAGAGCGGTGCGATTGACATGAACGGTCTCATCAAGGTTGAGCCAGTATCGGAGGGAACGCTCGGAACGGCAGGAGTACATTATTCCCAAGTGATAAATATAGACCTTCCGTTTGAAGTGGTTAACTTTCAATTCACGGGATCATCCACCTCGTATCACATTTTTGTCGGTAATGCAAACAGCGTTGATGGCAACAATAAGCAGATACAGCTTCGACTCTACAGATTTACCGACTTTCCTAATCTTGACCAGTATACCGTCTACGTTCGCATCGTGGCGAGTGGCAAATTAAAATAACACATTATAGCAGGAGGAAAAAATAAAAATGGGAAATTACATTGTAAAACGGGGGGACGCGCGTTCGCAGCTTGCCAAAGATAACAAAACAACTGTTGACAACTTGTTATGGTTGAACCCCGACATCTCCGACCACAATCGCATTCATGTTGGTAAGCGGATTAACTTCTCGGCAGACGGAAACTCTTCCACGGGAGGGGCGAACAACAGCACCACGGGCAAAGGGTTCACATACGATGACTTCTCGTATGATGACTTCGCATACAATAACACCTTTGAAGACAAAGGTTTCTCGTATGATGATTATAAAGAGAGTGACATCGTAACTCAAGCCAAAAAAGCTCTCGATGCACAGCTTGCAAAAAAGCCTGGCGAATACAATTCCCAATGGCAGACTCAACTTGACAACGCCATCAATAAAATACTCAATAGAGAAAAGTTCTCCTACGATCTTAACGGAGATGCTCTCTATCAACAGTACAAAGACAAGTATATTCAGCAAGGCAAGATGGCTATGGGAGATGCTATCGGTCAAGCCTCTGCTATGACGGAGGGCTACGGCAACTCCTATGCACAGAGTGTTGGTCAGCAACAATATAATGCACAATTGCAGAATCTCAACGACATCGTCCCCGAACTGTATCAAATGGCATACGACAAGCATAACCAAGAGGGACAAGACCTATACAATCAATATGCTATGCTTGGAGATCAAGAGGAGCGAGACTACGGAAGGCACAGAGACTCTGTTTCGGATTGGCGTACAGAAACGGATTACCTTACGAACAGATACGACACCGAGAGAAATCTTGACTATAGCAAGTATGTCGATAACCGCAATTTTGATTACGGCAAATACGCTGATGACAGAAACTTTGCTTACAATCAGTATATAGACGATAAGAACTTTGCCTATAGTAAATATTCTGACGATAGAAATCTTGCTTATGATAAGTATCAACAAGATAGAAATCTCGCTTATAACGAGCATCGCAATGCTATTGAAGACCAACAATGGCAGGATGCGTTCGATTACCAAAAAGGGCGAGACGAGGTTGCAGACTCTCAATGGCAGGATGCGTTCGATTACCAAAAAGGACGAGACGAAGTCGCAGACTCTCAATGGCAGGCTACTTTCGATGAGGCGATGAGACAGTTCAATGAGGAGATTGCCTACAGAGATGAACGAGACAAAGTCGCAGACCAACAATGGCAGGATGAATACGATTGGAAGACATCTGAGTCTTCTACCGACAGAACCGAGTATAACGCTAAAATCTTCTACGAATCGGGAGGAAAAGTCGGGTATGACAACGGTAGCGTATCCGCCGAAAATATCAAAGCTATGCAAAACGCTCTCGGCGTGTCGACGGATGGCAAGTGGGGCGCAGGCTCTAAAGAGGCATCGGGTGGCTTGACCGCAGACCAAGCGTGGAAGTCTTATCAAGATGGAAAACTCGGAAAGAGCGATACAAGCTACAATGACATCGCAGATGATTGTGATCTTTTAATCTCTCGTGGGGCAGAAAATAGTGAGATAAACAATTATCTCCATGAGGCTCTTCAAAACGACTATATCACCCAAGAAGAATACAACAAATTGAAGGAAACATACGCTCCGAAAAGCTATACCTACTCAACGAACATTAGAGGCGGTTCGGGCTACAATGTAAAAATGACCAAGTAATAATCAAGGAGGTTCTTATGTCTTCATTTGATGAATACAGAAAAAAACTGCGAGAAAAGTACGGAGTAACATCCGACAAAAGCGAGGATGAGCAGGAGAAAAAGAAACAGACAATTGACGGCTCCTCTGTTTGGGATGATTCCTTTGAATCCTACAAGAAGAAGCTGAACGCAAAATATGGTTCCGACATGGATGCCGAGGGAGTAAAAAATTGGTTCTCCGAAAGTGAAAGCACCCTCCAAAGTATGTCCGATTATTACAAGGCTAACGATGGTAAATGGGTAAGCAACTTCGGAAGTGACTTCGCAGGCAAACTTGACGAACTGATAAACACCTCTCATGATGTTGGATTTTACCTTCGGAATAATAAGAGATCCTTTGCTGATTATGATTCTGTGAGCAAAGCTCTCTCCGAATATCGTTCATTCCTTGAACAATACAAAGAGCAAAACTCCGCCATGGCAGAGTTTTACTCTCAATTTGATACAGAGGATATTTTCAACGAGTGGAAGAAAAATTATGATTTAGAGCAACAGATCTTGGGGGCTGATGACTTTGAGGAATATTCGCAAAAGGGTGCCTCCATTGATAACCCCACTATGGATGAAGCGGAAGGTAGCGTGGTCTTTTTCGGCAAAAGATTTGGAGCAAAAGATATTGGGAACATAGTCACATATTCCCGTGAGAATGTTGACAAACTCCGCATGGGTGAAGTTAACGGCTCCGATTTGTTGGGTGATTCCCGTTATTCGCACATGACAGACAACGAGGTCAACATTTATAACTACTATCTCGCAAAGCACGGGAAGCTGATGGCATACGCATATTTGGATTCCATTGATGATACCCTTAATCAAAGAGAGGCAGGACGATTGGCTGAATCTTTCGATGACAATGCTTTCCTTGAAGCTATCATGGGCTTCTCCGCAGGAATTGAAAGTTCAGTACAGGGTTTGAAGGGACTCGATGACTTTTTCACAGGAAACGAGCCCGGCATCGACTTTTCCGCTAATCAATATGCAGACCAAATTGTTGCATCAAATAATGAAGGTGTGCTGAAGGGCTTTCACGATGTTTCCTCTGCTATTGGCGCAATGCTCCCATCCATCCTGGTCGGTTCGCTTACGGGAAACCCTTTGATTGGTGCAGCCACTCTCGGAACCTCTGCAATTGGTAATGGCTATGCAGAGATGAGAAGGCTTGGATATGACGAGTGGCAATCAAGAGGCTATGGTCTGCTCGTTGGAGCATCCGAGACAGCACTCCAGTACGCACTCGGTGGTATCGGCAAACTCGGAGGAAAACTTTCGGGCAACGTAATCGGCAAGTTTGTGTCAACATTTGACAATGCACTCGCAAGAACCGCTATCAAACTTGGAGGCAATATGGCTTCCGAGGGATTGGAAGAGGCGATCCAAACCGTTCTTGAGCCTGCGTTCAAGTCACTCGTGACGGGAGAAGAATTCGATGCTCCCAAATGGGAAGAGATTTGGTACTCTGCCCTTCTCGGCGCGCTCTCCGCAGGTGTTCTTGAGGGCGTTCCCACAATTGCAGGAACTGCCTGGAATAGTGCCAAAACAAGCATGGCATACAATGGTAATTTGGGTAAGACGTACGATGTGTTTGGAAAGAAAATTGCAAACCCACAAACCAAGGCTGACAAAATTGCTCTCAAAACCGAATTGCGAAATGACCTCGTGAACGAGGCTCTTGAGATTGATCCCGACAATGCCCATGCACAAAGAATGAAAGCAAGGCTTGAAGGAGGCAAGGGTGTATCGGGATATCAGCTTAACCGCATTTTTGAGGCGAACGAGCAAGCTCTTGTCAAGCAGGACAAAGCCAAGATGAAAACTGCGGCAGAGGCAAGGCTTACCGAACTTGGTGAGACGGGAGATATCGGCAACCTCGCAGATGTTATTGTTAAGGATCAATTGGGAGAACCTCTCACCAAAAAGGAGAGAACCCTCCTTAAAAATAGCGAAAATGGTCAAACGGTATCCAAAGAACTTGACCCCGAGACCATTAACTCGGGAGAGCATACGACCAAGTGGGCAGAAAACCTCGGAACCGAGCGAGTCAACACCGAGGCATACAGCAAAGGTCTTTATGACCTCGCCACAGAAAAGGCAGGCGTTGCCGTTGACGAGGGAAAGGATTCCGTGACCAAGAACCCCACCGCAAAAGAAAACGCCACAGAAGTAAAATTTGAGGCATCTACGGATGGCAAGACGAGAGTCGGAGATACAGAGGTTACTATTAAGGAAATCGCTTCCGTAAAGGATGGCGAGGTGATGCTCCGTCTTGAGGACGATTCTACTGTCAATGCGAGAGACGTAGACCTCGCTTCTGCCGATGAGGTTATCCTTTATGAGAATGTAGCGGATATGAACCTCAATGCCGCAACCGCCAATGCCTTTGTCAAGGGGTACGATCCGAGCATGAGCGTACAAGAATATGTTCTCGGCTTCCGTGAGGCGTACCGCTATGGTGAGTACGGCTTCCCCGTTCAAGAGATGTCCCAAAAAGGATTCTCCTCTATGCTCTCCGAGTCGCAGAAGAGCCTCGCCTATAATCTCGGAAAGACCGATTCCAAGTACAAAGTGGAATCAAAGCAGGCAAAGATTGATAGTATAGGTGCAATAAAATCGGAAAAGATTGCAAGTAAGGGCAAAAAGAAGGGAAAACTTCACAATACCCTTACTCCTACAAATGAGAGACAGAGAGCATCGCTCAAGACTCTCGGAGTATTGGCAGAGGCACTCGGCATTGACATCTATACCTTTGAATCTCCCCTTGTGAACGGCAAGAGACAAGGCAAAAACGGATGGTTTGACCCCAAGGATGGAAGCATCCACATTGACCTTTACGCAGGTGCGAGTGGCGAAGGCACGATGCTCTTCACCGTAGCTCACGAACTTACCCACTTTATCCGTGAGCAGTCTCCTTCCAAATTCAAGGTGTTTGCGGACTCCCTTCTTGAGCAATACGGGAATAAAGGCGTACCGATTGATGCTCTCGTAAGAGCGCAGATCGAAAAGGCAAAAAACAACGGCAGAGACATCAGTTACGATACCGCCTACGAGGAAGTGATTGCAGACTCTTGCGAGGCTATGCTTGCCGATGGAGATGTCGTTGCAAAGATCGCAGAACTCAAGGCAAAAGACAAGACCTTGTGGCAGAAGATTAAGGACTTCCTTACAAACCTTGTTGCGAGAATCAAGGCGGCATACGATGGAATGTCTCCCGACTCTGCCGAAGGCAGATATGTTGCGGAAATGCTTGATACCGCAGAGAGGCTGAAGGCTTTGTGGACGGAGGCTCTTGTTGAGGCAAGTGATAATTATACATCAGCCGAAAAGACCTTGCTCGATAACGGTATTGTCGTTGACTCCAAGACCGAGTCCGCATCGCTTATGTCGGTTAGAGACATCCTTGACAGCAAGCAACAGCAGAAGGTTGCGACAGCACTTGCTGAAAGATTCGGTGTGACAGTAGAAGAGGCGAAAGGTTGGATCAGCGCAGAAACCTCGTTGGCAAGCCTTATCCTCAATCCCAAGTATTCGCAGTATCTCGACTATACCGCCGATCCGAGCGAACTTGCTATCAAGAGCAACTCCGACTACCCTCAAGGAACGGTAGACTTCTCCAACATCTGCAAGAAGAGGAGAGACTTTACCGAGGTCATGAACAGAGTTCTCCGCAATTTCCCCAACCATGTATTTGAGGCTACGGACCTTGCCAAAATCCGTACCATCATGATGGAAGAGAAGATGGAGGTAGCTTGCGGTATTTGCTACGTTGAGGACAGAAGACAGCTTGACAGTATCGTTGCTCAAAACTTTATTGACTCGCTTGGCTTGTACAGAAGCGGTAGCAAGATGAGACCCGATGGAAAAGCCTTCAATACCAACCAACTCAAGGCTCTGAACCTTATTGATGGTGACACCTACACTCCTTCTATATACGAGCTTATCTCGCTTGAAGGAAGAAACGCCCTTAAAGCCAAGAACCCTGCCATGGAAGAGGCTTGGGTGAAATTCAACAATGCGAGAGGTATGCAATCTGTAAGACTTCTCCTCAATGATGCCGAATACAAGAGACAGATCCTCAAGTATAGCCCGACTACCGTTAAGAGCAAGAACAATCTCGGCGGTCTTCGTATATACTCCTTCTCCGATATGGAGATGTTCCACTTGATTGACATCATCCAGGTTATAACCGATAGTGCTACTGTAGGACTTTCCCTCCAAGGTTACACGAAGGTTAATGAGTATGCGAAGGCGGTAAAGGACACGGGCGAGAAACTCAACCGCTCCCTTATCCCCAAGGGAGAACTCGGATACCATATTGAGAATGGCAAGGTCGTTCTCGACTTCGACACAATTGAGGGTATTGACATCAATCACGAGGACTTCTTCGATAACATCGACAATCCCAACATTGGCAATATCGTCATTGGTATCAACCGAGAGCAGATAAGAGCCGCCATGGTGAACAAGTTTATCGACCAAATCATTCCCTTCCATACTGGACAGAGCAACGAGGTGCTTGGCGAAAAAGGTATCGGCTCTTGGGTAAACTACAAGGACTTCCAAAGCGAAATCGACTTGGCAACCGGGAAGAAGGCAAGCCATCAAATCAACATCTACACAGAGGTTATTGAGGCTGCCGCGAAGGAAGGAAAACCCATTACCAACAAGGTCGACTTCGTAAATAAGTTCCTCCAGGTCTGCAAAGAGAATAACCTTCAACCGAGGTTCTCGGAGTTCCTCAATGTAGACGAGAACGGTGACTACGTTTATACCGAGGGCTATCATAAGTTCTTGGTAGACTTCAAGACTTTTGACCAAAACACGGGAGAGTATTTGCCTCAAATGCCAGTCAAGCCCATCTTTGATAATGATTATCTTACGGGGCTTCTCAAGGGTTATGTGAAGTCGCAAAAGGTAAAGGATGCCGAGGTTGCAAAGGCTATGCCCAAGGTTCTTGATAGAATCACCAAGGAGATCGTGGGTGCGGATGTTAAGTTCTCTGACAGAGACTCTGATGGCAATGCTCTTTCCAAAGAACAGAAGGATTTCTTTAAGGATTCCAAGGTTAGGGACAGGAACGGAAATCTACTGGTCGTTTATCACGGCACAGCCAATGGCGGAGCTTTCACGATCTTTGACGGAGATAAACTCAGCAACTCGTCTCTTACAACACAGATAGGTCAAGGATTCTACTTCACAAATGTGAAGAAGGAGGCTGAAGCCTATATGAAAAACTCTGATATCTACGGGAAAGTCAGCAAGGGAAACAATCCACATCTTCACAAGGCTTACCTCAACATCTCTAATCCTTTTTACATTGGCAAAAACCAATTAGATTTGGATAAGGCGAAGTCCGTATACTCCGATGGAACATACGACTACTTCTTCAACAACTGGATTCCGTTCTACTTGGATAAGAAGACGGTAAACGGAAGGACACTCACGAAGGCAGACGTCCAATCAATGAGCAAAACTGAAAAAGTGTCCGAATATGTAGACTATTTGGATAGCCTCGGTGTAAAGGATGTATTGAGCAATATGGTACGCGCATTCCCTTACGGAAAGCAGGGAGAACTGTTGTCCGCTATGAAAAAGCATCTTGGTTATGACGGAATCATTGAGGAATTTCTCCCAAATCAGTACCAGTTTGTAGCATTCTCTCCCGAGCAGATAAAGAGCGTTGACAACAAGAACCCTACTTCCAATCCCGATATCCGCTACTCCGACAGAGACTCCTCCTATATGGATGCTGTTAAGCGTGGCGATATGGAAACTGCGCAGAAGATGGTTGACGATGTGGCGAAGGAAGCAGGGTATAACTCTCCAAAACTGTATCACGGAACTAAAATGTTCGGCTTCACAGAAGTTAAAACAAGTGGTGTCGAGAAAGGTGTTGCTTGGTCGCCATTCTTTGCCACAAACAGGGAAGATATTTCTGCCTCTTATGTACCTTACGGCAAGGTGCGTGATATCTCCTCATCTATGGATGATGATGCCATAGAGGAAGCGAGAGAAACCGCAATCGAGGAAAGAAAAGAAAACATAATCGATCTTGTTTATGATTTTAGGCGTCTTATTGACAGGCATTTCAGCCCGTGGGTGTTTGGACAAGCTGGCAATTCTTACCTTGAGCGTCTTGTGGAAAAAGCAAATCCCGAAGCAGGCAACGGAGACGGGGTTTATGATGTTCTTTCCGAAATCGTGTACGATTCTTTCTATCACTACCAAGATGCATTTGGAGAATATGAGGATGCCGATGATTGGTCTGAAAACAGTCCCGAAGGGCAAGAAATATTTTCCAAAATTGTCGAAATAGAGGGCGAGAAATCGGCACTTCACAATCTTGAGTCGGGAGAAGAACTTGGCGGTATATACCAACTGTATGCGAATCTCGACAATATGTACGTTGTGGATGGAAAGGGAGTTGCCTGGAATGAGCTTCGCCCCGAAGGTCTGCCGAAGATTGATAGGTACGGAGTCAAAGACGTTCCCTATAGAACAAGAGATGTTGCAGAGTGGGCGAGGGAGAATGGTTTTGACGGAGTAATCTTCAAAAACATAAGAGACAACGGAGCATACGGAAGAACTCCTGCGGGAGATGTGTATGCGTTCTTCCGTCCCGAATCCCAAATCAAATCTGCCGATCCCGTAACCTACGATGCAAACGGCGAAGTTATTCCTCTTTCCGAGAGATTCAAGAGCGAGAATAACGATATTCGATATTCCTTCCGCAACTCTGAGAGCGGAACGGCTAACGATGCTCTATCTCCGTACAATTACGAACTCGCTCGCTTCATTCAGCAAAAAGGAGACTACATCGTTGATAACTTTGCAAAACTGGAACAGGTAGTCAATCTTGCGTTCGATAATCCCTCTATTAAGGCAACCGCTTATTTTGGCATAGTCAACGAAGAAACCCTTGAAAAAATAAAAAACAGCATACCCAACTTGCCGAAGGCAATTGAAGGAATACTGTTCAAGGAGGGTCGTGATTATTCGATAGCGACAACACTTGATGCCGTAAGACACATTGTTGACGATAAATCCCTCAGTAGAGAAGATGTAATCGATTATCTCGACAGATTCGCAGACACCATCATGGAGTTTGATAGTGTTGCATTCAATTATTATGTCAAAGGAAAAGATAAAATTCCTGCCTTGTTATTCAAGAAGCGTTATTCGGACGGAACTCTTGTAAGCTTTGATCTTGTGTCAAATAAAAAGCGTAGCATAGTTCTCCAAACGCTTTACATGGACAGCGCAGACTATCAAAAAAAGAAGTCCGCCGAAACCCTGCTGATGCAAAACGCCGTCAGCAACACGTCCAAAACGCAGGTCGGTCAAACTTCCATTGACATTATACCACAAGATTCTAAATCTGTCAAGAGGGAATTTTCTGATGCCGACATCAAGTATTCCATTAGAGAGGAAGGATTGAGCGAAGCCGACAAGGAGGTAGCCTACAATGTTATTAGCAGGCTAAAGGAACAAAAGACGTTTGCGAAATATTACAGATCCTTTGCTACTTATACTGAAAAGCGAATCAATGACGAAATTTCTTGGTCTATGGCACAGCACGACCCCGATTACGCACAAACATACATCACCTGGGTAAACCCGATTGACTACATCTATGCGACCACCGCAACGGAAGCATGGCGTGAACAACTTGCCAAAGAAGCAGGTTCGTTGGATAAGGAAAAGCTTGCCAAAGAAACACAGCCTATATACCTTACGGTAGACTTTGAGACAGGTAAAATTAAGGGTCACGAAGGTAGACACAGAATGATTGCTTTGGAAAAAGCAGGAGTTGAGAAGGTAGCGGTGATAATCATCTCAAGGAACGACCAATATTGGAAGACTAAACCTATTGAAGTTATGCACCTTGAGGGTCAAGACTTTGGTGACTATAAGAGAGGCACAGATTTCTTCTTGCACAATATGTTGCCTTTGTCTGAAAGATATGCTGATGTTGCAAGAGAGATGTTCTCGTTTGACACTACCGATGGAGTTCGCTTTTCCAACAGAGACCCCGACTCCGTCTCCAATCGTTCCCTTCTCGCCAACGCTCTTGAGACCGTGGCACAGAACGATGTTGAGCGGAACAAGCTCAAGCAATACAAGGCGAAGATTGACCTCATCAATTCCGAGCAGGCAAAACTCCAAGAACTTCGTGAGAAGATTAAGGAACTTTCCTTTGCAAAAGGTCCGAGAGATGCCGAGGCAATCAAGTCCCTTCAGTTTGAGGCAAACCAAGCCGCCAACCGCATTACCACCTACGACAAACAACTTTTAAGTCTTGAGTCTACCAAGGCTCTCAAGGATGTGCTTGAGAGAGAAAAGCAGATGGCATACAAGAGAGCGGAGCAAAGAGGCAAGGATGCCCTTGCAGCTTATCGTGAGAGAGCCACCAAGACTCAACGAGAACTCATGACTCGTTACCAAGAGTCTCGCAAGAAGGGCGTTGAGAACAGACACAAGACCGCTATGAGGCACAAGATCAAGGATGTTGTGAACGAGTTGAACCAATACCTGCTGAAAGGCACGAAGGACAAGCACGTTCCCATTGAATTGCAGAAGGCTGTTGCAGAGGCTCTTGATGCCGTGAACATGGATACCGTGGGAGCGGAGGAAAGAATTGCAAAGAAGCAAGCAGAAATGCGTGTGGCAAAGTCGTTTGAGGAAATGCAGAAGCTCTCCAAGGAGATTGAGCATATCCAAGAGATGGGTGGCAACATGGATGCGAAGTTGTCAAGACTCAAGACCGCCTACGATAGCATCATTAAATCCGATGATCCCCTTATTGCAAACTCTCATGATGAGGTCATCTCCAACACTATTGACAAAGTCATCGAGGTTGCAGGAAACACCCCTCTCCGAGATATGTCGTTGTATCAGCTTGAATCGGTATACGACCTCTACAAGATGGTACTTACCTCCGTCCGCAATGCAAACAAGGCATTCAAGGCGAAGAAGAAGGAAGAGATATCTGTCATTGCCAACAGAGTCATAGAGGAGATCGACAAGGTCGGAAAGAAGAGGCTCTACAGAACGAAGGCGGAGCAGGCGTTTTCCAAGTTCGATTGGAACAACCTCAAGCCCGTGTACGCCTTTGAACGCATCGGTTCCGATACCTTCACCGAGGTATTCAACAATGTGAGAGCAGGCGAGGATACTTGGGCGGTAGACATCACCGAGGCAAAGGAATTCTCTGCCGAACAGCGCAAGAAATTCAAGTACGACTCTTGGGACTTTAAGAAGCGGTACTCATTCACCTCCTCTTCGGGCATGAAGTTTGAGTTGTCGCTCGATCAGATTATGTCTTTGTATGCTTACTCCAAGCGTGAGCAAGCCAAGGACCACTTGAAGAAGGGCGGTATCGTCTTTGATGAGACCACCGAGGTCACCATCAAGAACAAGCTCGGCATCCCCATTAAGTTCAATCCTACGCAGGCTACGGCTTACAACCTCTCCGATGAGACTCTTGTTGACATCATCGGCAAGCTCACCGAGGAGCAGAGATCCTTTGTGGATGCCATGCAGGATTATCTCTCCACCACGATGGGAGACAAGGGTAACGAGGTATCTCTTGCACTCTACGGCGTGAAACTCTACAAAGAGAAGAACTACTTCCCTCTTAAATCTGCATCGCAATTCATGGCGAAAGCCAAGGAACAACAGAAGGGCGAGGTCAAGATTAAGAATAGTGGCTTCAGTAAGGAGACCGCGCCAAAGGCAAGCAATCCTATCGTGCTGACTCCCTTCATGGATGTTTGGGCAGACCATGTAAATGAGATGTCCATGTACCATGCATTCGTTCTTCCCTTGGAGGACTTCTACCGGGTATTCAATTACAAGACTCCCACCTCCGACACCATGGCTACCGAGTCGGTTGAAATGTACTTGCAGAATGCTTACGGAAAGGGTGCAACGCAGTACATCGACCAGCTCCTCAAGGATCTCAACGGCGGTGCGAGAGTTGACCCCACCGCAGGAATCATCAACAAACTGACGGGACTCTTCAAGAAGTCTGCGGTGTTTGCATCGTTGTCGGTTGTTGTTCAGCAGCCTTCCGCAATCGCAAGAGCAACGGCTATTGTGGACACCAAATACTTCGTTGGAAAGCCTTTGGGCAAGCACAAAACAACTTGGGCGGAGGTCAAGAAGTACGCTCCCGTAGCGGTCATCAAGGAGATGGGATACTTTGATACTGGCATGGGACAAAGCACGGTTGAGTGGATCAAGGATGATAAGACTTGGAAAAACAAGGTCGATGATGTCGCATCCAAGGCTCCTGCACTCGCAGACGAATACGCATGGTGTGCTATTTGGAATGCGGTCAAGAGAGAGACCTTGCATACCCACAAGGATCTCAAGCCTAACTCCGAGGAATTTCTCAACGCTGTTGGCGAGAGATTTACCGAGGTCATCACCAAGACTCAAGTATACGACTCCGTTCTTGCGAGATCTGCGAACATGAGGTCCAAGGACACGGGCATGAAGATGGCTACTGCCTTTATGGGAGAGCCTACGACCTCCATCAATATGCTTGAGAATGCACTCATCCAGGGCAAGCGAGGCAACAAGAGATATGCTCGTAAGGCGGTAGGCTCCGTTGCTGCTTCCATGATTCTCAACTCCATCCTCGTATCCCTCGTTTATGCAGGTAGAGATGACGATGAGGAGAAGTCCTACGCCGAGAAGTACATCAGTACACTTGCCGAGGAACTCCTTGACAGCGCAAATCCTCTCTCGTTGATTCCCTTTGTAAAGGACATCGTGTCCATTGCCCAAGGATATGACGTGGAGAGAAGCGACATGGCGGTCATCACCGACCTCATCAAGGCATGGAACAACCTCTCCAACGACAACCGCTCCGCATACCGTAAGGTTGAGGACTTCGCAGGTGCTGTTGCTTCCATATTCGGTCTCCCCTTGAAGAACATCATGAGAGATGCGAGAGGAATGTACAACACCGTGGACTCCTTTATCAATGGAGAAAAGACCACAGGAGCAGGCATGAAGAATGCGATAATTGAGGCTATTACTGGCAAGGTAAAATCCAACGGTCAGCAACTCTACGAGGCTATGGTCAACGGAGACACCGCACAGATCGAGCGAGTCAAGGGCAGATTCAAGGATCAGAACGCCATCAACTCCGCCATCCGCACGGCTCTCCGGGAGAACGATCCTCGTATCAAGGAAGCCGCTCAAGCAAGGTACAACGGAGACATTGCCGAGTACATGAGAATTGCCAAGGCTATCATTGCCGAGGGTCACTTCAAGCAGGACGATGTCGTGTCGGCTATCAACACCGAGATCAACCTCTTGAAGAAGGGCGAAGGAACCTCCGAGTCCTCCGACTCCAAAGTCAAGAGTATGTACGAGGTCAGCGACTACTATGCAGCTCTTGTCGGCAGAGACGAGGCAACTGCTTATGTGGTCAAGGAAGACATCATCAAGACGGGCATGGCAAACGGCAAGGACCGTGACGAGGCTGAAGATGCCTTCAACAGTTCCTTTGTAAGCCATCTCCGTAGTGAGCATGAGAGCGGAGGTCTTTCCGACTACGAGGCAAGGAATATGCTCGTCAAATACGGCGGTAAGACCGAGGAAGAAGCGCACTCCAAGGTTCGCTATTGGAACTTCAAGCAAGAGTATCCCGACTACGATTTGAGCGAGTCTGCGGTTACCGCATACTACGAGGAGGTTGAACCTTCGGGCATCAAGGTCGGCGTGTACTACGACTATTGCAAGCGAAGAACGGATTGCAAGGGTACAGACAACAATGGCGATGGTCGCACGGATAGTGGTTCCGTAAAGGCTCAAGTCATGAACGTAATCAATTCCCTGCCAATCACCAACGCTCAAAAGGATGCCTTGTACTACCTTAACGGATGGTCTGCAAGCACCATCTACGAGGCACCTTGGCATTAACCTAAACCATAGTGGGGGTAGGTTTAATATCTACCCCTGCTTATGATAAAATTTAATCAACAACACGAAGGGAGAAGGAAATGGATTCATCAACCTACAGATTTGTATTAGATTTGCGTAGCACTCAATCGCAGATATCCCTGCCTGTCTTGATCGGAGACACGGGTAGGACTCTCCGAATTAGACTATCGGACGGAGGTAGCCAGTATATCATCGAGGATGGGTGTCTTGCAAAACTTTCTATAATGAGACCTACCGGGACACACCTGGAGGAATTTTGCACCATCGAGAATAACACTACCATCGTATATCCCTTCAGCCAAAACGCCAACACCAGCTCCGTGGAAGGTGTCCACAATTGTGATGTTGTCTTGTATGGCTTGGACGGAAAGGTTATCGGAAGTCCGAGTTTCACGATGGTTGTCAGCGAGAGAGTAATTCCCGTTACTGAAGTCATGCTCACCGATGAAGACTTTACTGCGTTGGATGCCATACTTGCGAAAGAGGCACAACGCCAATTCAACGAACAAAACAGAGTGGCTGCCGAGACAACTCGTGCTTCTGCGGAAACCGGAAGAGTTACTGCGGAGAAAAAACGAGAGAGTAATGAGTACACGAGAGAAACACTTGAACGGCATAGAAGCGAACGAGAGACAAATAGAATTTACGCAGAGAAAGATCGTGTCGATGCGGAAGAAAACAGAGTATCTGCGGAGCAAGTGCGAAATTCTTCCGAAGAAGCGAGATCGAATGCTGAAAACGAAAGAAAGGCAGCAGAGGAAGCAAGAGTTCTTGCGGAGAGCGAGAGGGCAAAAGCAGAGGAAAGTCGAGAAGAAACAGCGAAAACACTTGAAGCACACATTTCTGCCAACATAAAAAAAGGCGATGTTGATACGGCAGTTAATATTGCCCATTATGCCGAAACTGGAGAGGGTGCGAAAGATAAATACACCTTGGCTCAAGGAATGCATACCATTGCTAATGGTTACGCTTCTTTTGCCGAAGGATATGGCAATATCGCAGGTGATAGCACCGAAGAACCTGTTGCTTTCGAGCATGAAGATGGCGCACCGAATGGATATGAGGGATGGTTTACTCATGCAGAGGGAAATGGCACTTGGGCAAAAGGAGTTGGCTGTCACACCGAGGGATACAAAACAAGAGCAACGGATGACTATTCTCACGCAGAAGGTTATGAGTCATACACAAATGCCGCATACTCTCATGTTGAGGGCAAAGAAAACAAGATTACTGACAGCGGTATTTGCGGACATGCCGAGGGTTATAAAACGGGTGTAAGCGGCAAATACGGACACGCAGAGGGATATAGAACCAAAGCGATTGGCAAAGCATCTCACGCAGGTGGTTATGGAACAGAGGCAAGAGGCGAAGCGCAAACAGTAGTAGGCAGATACAACAAAGACAATAACGACGCATTGTTTGTTGTTGGCGATGGTACTGATGAAGATAACCGACACAATGCGTTTGAGGTTATTTCTAATGGAAACGGCTGTGCTATTAAAGTTGGCGATACTATGCTAACCGAAGATGTTATTATTGCTCTTCAAGCCGATATCTGTTTCCAAGAAGGCACAACCATTCTAATGGCAGACAGAACATACAAGGCAATCGAAGATGTCAAGTATGGCGATATGATCATGACGTACGATATCGACACCAACGAACTTGTTCCCTGTAAGTCTTTTGGATGCTTGCCCACGGGATATGCACACAGTTGGAATCATTATTGCTTTGACAACGGCTCTGTATTGAAAATCTTTGGTGGACATAGAGTTTACAACGCTGACAAGCAATCTCTTGTTTATTTTTCCAAACTGGAGATTGGAGATCATTGTATTGCCTCTAACTGTGATCAAGCGACCTATTGTTATAGTCCCACGAAAGTCCCTGCGGCGGTGTCCACTCGTAAATATACAATTTTCTGTGAAACCGGATTGTATTTTGCGAATGATATTCTTTGCGGTCACCCAATTTGTCAGCCGTTGGATATACACATTAGAACACACGGAGCGGTAAAACTTTCCGAAGAAGACAAGGCTATTATCCAAGCGTATGCAGATGCAAGAGATAATGAATATCTTGTTGAGATGCAAAACAAGGAATATATTGCTGAAGCTCTCCCTATTTGGAAAGAACAGCAGACAGCAAGGAGAATGATAGCCGAATGTAAAGACAAGCTTGCAAAACGAGACTATAAGACAATTAAAGCAATGCAAGGTAAGTTGACCGAAGAGGAATTGTCGGAAAACATTATTGTGTGTGACGAATTGCGTACAACCATTAACAATGAGGAACTTGTTGTCGCTGACAACGAAGCAAAAATCAAAGTTCTTCAAGAGAAGCACAATGTTCATCCTCGCCCTCTTCAAACCATCGAGACCTTAAATGTAAGATCTGCAATTGCAAAGGCACGTCAAAAATATACTTGAACAAGGTAGCACAAAGAAAGCGAGAAACAAATGAAAATCACGACATTCAACAACGGGAAAGGCTTGATTCACGGGAACGACAACAAGCGAATCGGCTGTGACAGGGACGGTGTCCTGCGGATTGGGCAAACCGAGATCAGCGTATCGTCTAAGGGTGACTCCATCCTGCCCTTGTTCATCAACGGAGGCACAGGTGACTATGACGCAACCTTCACCGACATCTGCGGTAGAGTCTACCATCTTGAAAAGGTGGCGATCAGAGGTGGCAGAATTGCTCCTCCCTCCCAAGTGGCAATGGAGTTGATGGAACTTCATTGCAGAGCGGACTCTGCCGAGCAGGAATGCGAGCGGCTGAGAGATGAGATTCAGAATCTCAAAAAACTTTTCGACACAAATTCGTTAAACTTTTTAATCAAATAAGGAGAAAAATCATGAGAAAGATTATTGCTTTTTTGATGTGCGCCATCATGATGACGTGCGCACTCACCACCGTTGCCCTCGCTGAAGAAGAGTCCATTGAAACTGTTGTTCAAGACACCCCCGAACCCGTGGTCGAGACGGAGTCCTTTCAAACCAAGGCGGAGCAGATTATTGCATACGGCGAGAAACACTTTGAAGAGATTCTCGTTATCGTCACCTCGGTCCTCATGTCGTTCTATCAAGCACGCAAGCATAAGGTACTCAACAGGTGTATCGCAACGCTGAATAACAATGCGGTAACAATTTCGGAAAATAGTAAAAACGCTATGCAAGATGCTCTTGGTGAGATGGGGGGCGTATCGACTGTGGTAACTAATTATAAGATGTCGATTGATGCTCTACTTGAGGAATATCGGAACACCGCCGAGGACAAGAAAAAACTGGAGCAGACTCTTGACGAGGTTCACAACCACCTCAAGATAGCCAAGCTTGCAAACGTGGAACTCGCAAACGAGGTAGCAGAACTCCTTGTTCTTGCAAACATCCCCAACGCCAAGAAAGACGAACTGTATTCCCGACACCTCGCAGCGGTTGGTGCTATTGCCGATGCGGAAAAAACGGAGGTGATCACCGATGTTAACGGACAAGAAGAGGAATAAACTTTATTGGTTTTTCAAAATCGGTGGCGTGGTTATCTCTTGCCTGCTTCCTATTTGGGCGGTCTGCGAGAAATACCCTCTTTGGAAGATGGTGTATAGCACCGGGCGTTCCGTTGGAGTGGGTAGTATCCTCATCCTTATTGTGGTCGCTATCGTGTTCCGCAAGTCGGTGTTTGGCTTCCTTACAGACAGACTCCAATTGAAGAATGCACCACCGCTTACGGTGTGGGTCATCATGCTCATCATTTCCTATGTACTGGTGTACATCGGTGCCTTCCTGGAAGACCTCACAATCGTTCTTTGGATGGGATTTCTTGGCTGTGCCATAGGAACTCTGCTTACATTCATCGGAGAGAATTACTTTGGAAAGAAGGAGGATGGCAATGGATGAGTTAGAAAGAATGCCCGAAAAAGATAATAGGAGCTGGACGGATTTTCAAAAGGATTACAACTTATCCTCCAAGGCATTTGTCCATGTGGTAACATCCAACATCTCGTTGTTTGTGTGCCTATTGCTTCCCATTCTTTTGATCGGATTCATTTGGACAGACTTTGGTTTTCCTGCGTTTGGCTTGACGTTGGTTTCGGACAGCATCATTTCGATTACACTTTTCATCATTGGGCAGACATTGATGATGCGAGTGGGTGCATCGGGTGGTAAACTTGACACAGAATACATCGAATCACGAAACGACTTTGACACGCTCGTGAAAGGTGTTAACGACATCGGCACCATGTTCATGTCTTTTTTCTGCGAGTGGCAGATTGATGTTGAGATGCAACAAGCCGTAGCAACCCGTCTTCGCTATTTGCGATTCACGAGATCCGATTGGGAGAATGCCAAGGACAAGTCTTACGAAGAGCTTGTTGCGAGGTACGGCAGGAAGAAGGCACGAAAGATTCTTGAGTTGAATAAACTTGAACCGATTGTACTCAACGAGGCTATCTTGCTCTACAACAACAACGATTCTCTTGCCCGTGGTGGCGTACCGATTTCGGGTGAAGATTATATCCACAAAAAGGCTCACTCGGCTCAAATGATCTTGGCGGCTTTGTTCGCAGGCTTGGTAACCGTCTCCGTTGCGATCACCTTGACCTCGGATATCAGTTTCTCAAGAGTAATGTACACCGCCCTCAAGCTCATCATTCTTCTCTTCCGTATGGCAGAAGGATACGATGTGGGAGCGAAGGCATATAACACCGTGGAAGTAAAGCGATTGAAGACGAAGAACACATACCTCCGCCAGTATCTGCGGTTTGTAGAAGACAAGACCTATCTCAAACTCGATGAAAAATACGGAGACATCAAGTGCTTCATAAATGAACCAACCAATGATAACTAATATGAGAAGGGCATCCATTGCGGATGCCCTATTTTACTGGGTTTGTAGCAGTTATCATAAAATACAGTTCGGTGGCCCCGACGGGGAGCTGAGCGCCTCCATGCGCTATCTCAATCAGCGCTACTCCATGCCCTATAACGAGGTGACGGGAATCCTCACGGACGTGGGCACCGAGGAGCTGGCGCATCTGGAAATGGTAGCCGCCATTCTCTTCCAGCTTACAAGAAATCTCAAGGAGGAGGAGATTGCGGGAACTCCCTTTGCCGCCTATTTTGTGGATCACACCACAGGCGTCTACCCCGTAGCCGCCGCAGGCGTCCCCTTTGACATGAAATACGTGGGCGTCAAGGGCGACATCATTGCAGACCTCAACGAAGACCTTGCCGCCGATGCTGCAATAACGCAAACACAACCTTTATCAAAAAATCGCCGAAATCCCTTGAAATATAAGGATTTTTCGCACTTCGGCAAAACGCTCAAATTTTGCCATCCTGCTATCACATAAGAGCAACAACACGTAATTTTACCAAAATTTAGCTTAATTTATTAAAAAAACGATAAGGACAAGCTGTTTTCTCAAAGTACAAAAGTCACCGCCAAACAATGACGGTGACTTTCTTAAATTACTTAAATGACGGTGCGTGGGTTTCACCCGTTGCAAACGTATTCGGTCCGGGATTCGACATAGAGAAATACATTTTAGCCGCCTTGGTCGTGCCGAAATCACGGTTTGAGCCCGTTTCCTGTACCTTGTTAAAGGCATCACGGAACATTTGATTGTGTGCTTCCTCGCGATTGAGAAGGAAATCAATGGTCTCTCTGACCTTCTTATCCTCGATCTGACGGTAGAGATACTCGTAAACCACCTTGGCTCTCTGCTCCGATGCGATGTTGGAGAGTAGGTCAGCGCAGAGGTCTCCCGTTACGGTCACGTAATCCGCCGTCCAAGAATACCCCGAGGAATTGATCAATCCGGGATTGAGACCAAGCAGAACGTGTGTCTGCACCTCGCCCGCCTGCACCTTGGTTGCGTCCACGTCATGACCGTTGAGCAGATTGATTGTCTGCGCCACCATTTCCATGTGTCCCAGCTCCTCGGCTGCAATATCAAGGAATAAATCTTTGATTTCGGGATCTTTAATGCGAAAGCTCTGCGACATATACTGCATTGCCGCCTTCAGCTCGCCGTTGCCGCCGCCAAGCTGCTCCTGTAAGAGAACCGCATACTGCGGATTCGGTCTCTCTACCTCTACGGGATGGAATAAAATTTTTTCGTGTTTGAACATAGATACCTCCGTTTTTTGTATTCACCATTATTATTTCCCAAAACAGAGGAAAATATATTGTCGAAAGTATAAAATTACGAAAAGCAAAGATTTAAAAGCTTTTTCGGCTGTTTTTAATACTTTATATAAATTAGCCGAATGGGTATTGATTCTTCAGAATCTGCAAAGACTAATTCTATTAAGATTCGGAGGAAGTATATGGAATCGGTATGGGAGAAAACAGCGTCAAAGCCACGGTTTGACGCGCTTAGTGGGAATAAAAAGACCGACGTTTTGATCATCGGCGGCGGTATCGCGGGGATTCTATGCGCATATAAGTTAAAAAATGCGGGCGTGGATTACATGCTGGTAGAGGCGACCGAGATCTGCGGAGGCATTACCAAGAACACCACGGCGAAAATCACGATGCAGCACGGAGCCATCTATGACAAAATGATCAAACGCTTTGGCGGGGACAAAGCGCGGTTATATGCGGAGGCGCAGAGCAAGGCAATTCAGGAGTACGCGCAATTTTGCGAGAATATCGACTGCGATTTTGAAACACGGGATAACTACGTGTATTCTCTCAATGACCGTAAGAAGATTGAAAAAGAAGTAGCTGCACTCAACCGTATCGGTAAAGCCGAGTTTTCGGATGCAAAAGAGCTTCCGTTTTCTGTCGCAGGTGCAGTGTGCGTCAAAGATCAAGCGCAGTTTCACCCATTGAAATTTCTATACACTATCACAAAAAATCTGCCAATCTACGAGCATACCAAAGTCACAGAAGTAATGCCAAACAAGGCGAAAACCAACCATGGCGAGATCACCTACAAAAAGTTGATTATCGCAACGCATTTTCCGATGCTCAACAAGCACGGCTTATATTCCCTAAAGCTCTATCAACACCGATCCTACGTCATCGCCTTAAAAGGGGCGCAGAATGTGAACGGAATGTATGTGGACGAATCGGACACAGGGCTATCCTTCCGAAGCTACGGAGACCTGTTGCTTCTCGGTAGTGGCGGACACCGCACAGGCAAGAAGGGCGGCTGTTGGCAAGAGCTTGAAAACTTCGCCCGCAAGAACTACAAAAACGCCGAGATCGTCGGCAAATGGGCAACGCAGGACTGCATGACTTTGGACGATATTCCCTATATCGGGCAGTACGCAAAATCCACGCCCGACGTGTTCGTTGCGACAGGCTTTAACAAGTGGGGTATGACAAACGCTATGGTCGCGGCAGAACTTCTTTGCGATCTCGTGCAAGGCAAAAACAATCCCTATGCCGCCGTTTTCGATCCTTCGCGCACCGTTTTGCGCCCACAGCTTGCCGTCAACGCTTTTGAATCGACGGTAGGCATTCTCACGCCCACCGCACCCCGATGTCCTCACCTCGGTTGCGCCCTTAAGTACAACCGAGCCGAGCATACCTGGGATTGCCCCTGCCACGGCTCACGCTTTACCGAGGACGGTCAGCTGATCGATAACCCCGCAACCGATGACAAAAAAATGTAATATATCATCACTTTTCCGACGATTGTTGAAATATTTTTCCGACGATTGTTGAAAACCGCTTGTTTTTTCGGCTAATTTTAAGAATTCTTATAAATTAGCCGAAATTTTGGATTGAAAGAGTTTTCCCAAACTCATTTGAAACTTCGGTGCAAATCACCTAACTTTGCACTCAAATATACCAAACTCATTTTGAATTTGCAATACACTATAGAGTCTTAGCTATATCGGCATAATGAGTCTGATATAAACGTATTTCTGAGGGTGACCACCTCGGCAGTATTCGAGCATAACAAAAAGAGGTCTAAACACTTAGAGTAAGTGTCAAAACCTCTTTTGTTCAATTGGTGTTTTTGATTATTCATCCATTACGATGATTCCTAAATCGATCAATGCGCAAGAAAGACAACTCAAAATAGAGTAAGCTTTATTCGTTTCGAATTCGTGTTCTTCACTTTTGAATATAGACAAATTATATTCACCAAAATCATCTAACATGCCGATTTCGAATTCAATGCCGCTCAGCGAATATAGTTCTGCAAGCATATCATCTGCCGCTTGAAGCACGTTCGGCTCTTTGATGTTTTCTTGGTAAAGCTTGTTTCGCGTCAAATACTCCTTCATCTTTTCGCCTTGTTCAAACGGAACACGATCTTCTTTATGAACAAGAGCACTGAGCAGATATGCTTCAAGGCTGGGATAACTTAGTAACAGCAAGCCGCCAAGCTCTGTATCGTTATCTCTTGCGTTGGTAAGCTCGGTGGTTAAGTTTTTAATCAACTCAGGATTGTTGTTGGACTTGGGATCTCGGTCAAAAATATAATACGTCGCAGCGTTATGTAAGTCTAATTTGTATTTCTCATAAAGCTCGTTGAAAACTGCGTTCAAGTAATCCGTTCCTCTTTTGATACTCGAAATGTTTGAGTTTTCGGTGTTCACAATAAATATTTGAGAATAAACGTCGGACGGGCTTTGATAATACACGATTGGTTCCTTGCCTCTTCGGTATTCTATAACAGAGTAATGAAATACTTTTGTAAGCAAATATTCAAGGAAAGTAAATTCCCGTCTCTGACCTTCAACGATAAATACGACTCTACCGATGGATTTTTGAGGATTTAAGCTCAGTTTCATAGCAATCAACCTCTGTAATTGGGAAGACCGCCGAATATTCCGCTCAAATACATCTTTTCAAAGTTCTGCGATTCTCTAGGATGCTCGGTAGATGCCTTCTTAATAATACTGCCGCAAGCCTGGCTGAAATCAACCGTATAAATCTGATCGGGTCTTAACAACGTAGACTTCAACAAATTGGTTGAGTGAGACACAAAGAAGATCTGCGATCTATTCGATTTTTCCATAAAGTAGCGAACAATCAGTTCTTCTAACTCATTATGAAAAGCACTGCTGAATTCATCAATGATAAACATACACTCCGTGTTAACAACGTGCAACAAAGCAGGCAACATATTCAAAAGCGTTTGATTACCAAGCGACTCCAATGCCAAAGGCATCCAGTAATCCAAATTATTGCGCTTCAAGTAAACATTCTTGTCTGATTTTGATTCTGCAACGGCGAATTCACTCAAGCGGTGTGTGGTTTCATAAGCCACTTCTTGATTGAATCCAAAGTAATTAAAGAAATCATTGATTGCATCAACTCCATTGGACTCAATATATTTAGATAACATCAACTTATTGCCTGCTTCAAACGTGATAACACTTCTCTCGGCAGCATTAAACAAAACCGAATTACTAAGATACTTCATCCATCTTGCCAAGACAGGATAAGATGCAAATTTGGTATTGAAATGAATTGTTCTTAAGAAAAGCGTTGCCTCGTCAATGTCATTGTAGATTCGAGTTTCCGATAAGGTTGTATTTGCGCTTTTACCAATGCGCTCCATAACGCAATTGCTGTTTAGCCGCAGATTTTCTTTCAACACAATTCCGTTTTTGTTGGTTTCAAAAGAGTATATGATTTTATTTTCATCAAAGCTGAAGTGATACTCTAATTTCATATTGTCTTTAGAAAAGAGACAAGGATTAACGGGAACGTCAATCGACGTTTCTTTGAAAAGCATTTCAAGCAAAAAGGTAATGGCGCGAATAGAATTGGTTTTGCCGGATGCGTTTCCGCCAATAAAAAGCAATCCCTTCAGGATTCCGTCCGTTACGTTAACGTCCTGAAGCATTTTATAATTTGTTGCACAGATATCAAAAATAGTTTCTTCTTTGAACGATCTGAAACCTGAAAGTTTAATTTGTGTAAGCATATTCATTACCTCCTACACCATTATTATATCACAAAAATCTCAAAAGTAAACATATATTTGTAAATTTTTTTCAGATTTTTTTGTTTCTGTGTAATTTTTTTACACTTTGCGCACAGCAAAATCAAACATCAAAGAAAACGACAACATCGTGGGATTTCACTCCAGACTCATTTTGAAATTGCAACAAATTATAAATCTCACCTTTATTGGTAGAATGAGTCTGGTATAAATGCATTTCCGAGGGTGACCGCCTCGGCAGTCTTCTTCTCTCAATTACTCACAGTGATTCAAACACAATATATGACATAAAAACAGCAAAATTTTTATGTAAAAATGATTCAAAAAATCGATGTTCAAAATACATAAGTTCTTTCAGAGCAAATACAAGGTAATATAAGGTTTTTTGAGAGAATAAATAAGATTTTTACGGCAAAGCAGGCTTACAATATGCCGCAATTTTGTCCCAGCCAACGTTCTTTTGTGAGTGCAATTCACGCCCCGGGCAGTCCTCGCGATTCTGTCAAATCCTGCACATTCCTAAAATGAGTCTGAGACACAATTGCGCACTTCTCGGTATTTCTCATGCTTGCATACAATTTTAACACTCTATGCTTTCCTGTACAAATCTCACGACAATCTTTCTCGTATTTCGATGATAAAACGCCTTGAATACCAAATGCAACCTCAGCAATGTAACTTATTATATCCAAAGTATCATTTCAAAGTATTAATTTGACACTTTGGAATCTCTATGTTTGATTTGAAACTTAGGTGCAAATCACCTAACTTTGCACTCAAAATCTCCATATTCATTTTGGATTCGTTCATACCAAGATGAAAATTGCACCCAAAATCAAATCCGAAATCAGTCTGATACACGATCGTTTGGGGAGTCACAGCCCCCCGGCAGTCTTTAAACCGCAATTCGTACAATGTCATACAAAAAAGCCTGAACAAAGTAACTGTCATACTTTTTCAGGCTTTCCGCTTGTCATCGTTAGATCTCCCATGTTATTCGTTGATTACTTCGATCTTGTATTGATCATTCTTCAATCTCGTTCTATGTATCGGAATTCCTTTTTCCTTTGCGATATCAGCTACCAATTGATAATTATCGTCTGTAATATTGATTCCTGTTATAATCCTACTTGCAATCGGGAGTTTTACCAATCGCTCCGAGTCAGATTTTATGGGGAATGTTATCAATCTCCATTCTTTTTCGCGTTCCCATTCTTTACTTTTGGTAATCCATGATTTCATAACACTTGGGAATGCTTCCACAATCCGATCATTATATACTTGTTGCGTAACGGGATCATACAGGTTTTGGATGTCAAGCAATGGGCGACTCTCCGAATAATAAACTGGGAAAAGGAACGAATTAGCACATGAGGTAAATAATTTGGAAAAATCATATTCCACACAAACACCTGTATGCTTGTCCGCGTAATACGACCACATTAAGATGTCTGTTGGAGACTGTGTAAAGCATTCTATTCCTACTTTTTTCCCAAATTCTTCTCTAATTTGTCTTATCCCATCATCAAGAGTAGAATAGACTCTTTCAATATCTGCTTTTGGCACTTCAACTCCAGTTAATGCGGCAATGGATTTAATCTTTTCAATAAAATCGTCTTTGGACGTTAACAGTTCCAGTACCTGTCGCTCTCTTGAGTCTTTTATTTCTGCAACGCTTGTAATTAGACCTCTGATTATTTGAGGTGATTTAATTACCTGTTGCATAGCCACGTTATCAAAAGAAAGTGTATCACCTTTGGAAACACTCGTAAGATACGTCTTTATCATTTCTGAAAAAGTAGTTGGGTCTTCGACCACCAGTGATAATATCTCTTGATCTGAAACGTCTTGTCCGTTTTTGGCTTTTTCCAACAACTTAACGAAAGCGGGGCTACTTGAACAAATGGACAACAAATGTTCTGCTGAACCTTCTTCCAATTCAGGTGCATTACCTCCAAACATCCAAGCACTTAACGCATCTCGAACTTCTGCATTTGTGTCGGGTAGTATTTTATCAAAGAAGTCTGGCATAAGAGCTCGAATCAATTGATTTACCGACATTCCTATATTGCAGTCGAATGGATCGTTGAATAGAACGGGATTTTGCAAATATAGGCTTACCGTTTACAATAGCTTCGGTTGCTTTGTTAATAGCTCTGATCTGATAATCTCTCAAATTAAGACCCGTAGGATCGGTCATAAAGGAATCGTCAGCGGTTACGAGAGCTTCGTTCGCTTCTTCGATATTCTGACCTAACTTTTCGAGCAGGTCACTTGGGCTGAACCAATTTCGGATGGGATACGGCTGATTTGCTGAGCTTCTCGCATCCAAAAACCAAATGCCGGATTTGGTACGCAGTTGTTCAATATAGAAGCGACCGTTTGAAGCGAACAGAAAAGGAACTTGATATGCGCCCCACGTGCCGACGGTATATTTCAAATCTTCTGCTTTGATATGAGTTGCGTAATCCTTTACTTGAACGTCAATGGTAGAGGCTACATCCTCGGATGCTTTCTTTGCATCCATCACAGCCACAAGCTTTTCACCGATGAAGAAGGCATAATCTACGTATCCGTTTTTATAGAATGCGGAGTCGGTAGGCCATTCAGCAATAGCAATATTTCTACCTTTAACAGGACGAGTTCCTTTGCTGAAACGAAGATTCTTGGTATCGGCTTCCCAACCTGCTTTCTGCAGCTGTTCGTCTATAAGGCAACGGGTTTGAGCCTCCGTCCAGTTCATCATGGAAGAAACCTTTTCGGACTGCTTTACACGTTCTTTCTGCGTTGTGCCGGAAACAGTCGTGGTCACCGCTGCAAGCTGCTTGGAAAGCTCGGCAATCTTCTTTTCCTGTTCAGCAATGAGTGCTTCAAAATCGGGATGAGATACTTCTTCGGGCATGACGAAATCCGGGGCAATATATCCCCAGTCACCATAGGTTTCCATAAACCAAACGGCAAGATTGTATGTCATAGAAAGAAGCGTCTTTGCCTCATCCACCGAGTCTGCGCCTGCGTGAACAGCAGAATTGCGCGTTTTGCGGAGCAAATACAAGGTATTATCTATTTCGTGAGGTAACAGACCGGCACGCTTTAACAAACGAATACGATTGGCGTGTGTGTTATCCACCTCGGGTTCTGCCATTCGCTCGAACACAAGGATTTCCTGAACCAAACGCTCAGCAAAAAGCCCGATTTTGAATATGCACGCATTCGGGTCTGAATATAGGTAGTTTTCTGCTGTTTCACCGATTTGCGCCAATGCAGACCAATATCGGTTCAGAAATTCAAAGTTTGATTTCATAAACAGCCTCCTTTAATCATTTTCTATAGAGTTCGTCCAATGTTTTTCCGTCTTTGTCCTTCCATTCTAACCAGCCGTTTGCGTTGTGACCTAAAACAAAAACTGCTGCGGCACTGGGATTTTTGAAAGTAATGGAAATGGTAATATAATACTTTCCGTCTTTTTGCATTATCTCTCCATTGTTAAAGGAATTCTGACGTTGTGTCTTAATTGATTTCCATTCAAAAAATTCCGCATCAAGATCAATTTGTGATCCTTCAAGAACATCGAAGCTTTCTCCATTATAAATTCCAAATGCAGATATACCGTTTCTTGTTGTATGTAATACCTTTGATTCATCAATAGAACTTTTGGCGTTATTCATTTTGTAACCCTGTGTTGCCATGATGAATTGGATTTCCTCGTAAACTTCCTCAATCAAAGGAAGATCGTATTCATCGATCTCATACTTGGGGTTGACCGAATTTTCTACCTTGTAACGCTTTGAGTCATGTGCTTTTGCAATAGCATAAGCTTCAAGACCGCTTATCATATCAAGGGAGAAAGTTTTATTATCAGCTAAGAACATAATTGCCTTGTTCCAAAAGTCTTTCGAACGATTGTGGTCATCAAGGCGAACTACTCCATTTCTCGTCTGACCAATATAAATCTGCGCGATTTTATTATCGTCGTTCTCGCTGATGAGATAGTAAATTCCGGGGCGATTGATGCCCGAAAGCTTTTTAGCTTCCGACAGCAGAGGACGAGGAATAACGTAGGTTGTCATCGTTGATAGGTGTCTGCGGATGGATCGAATGCCATCGGGCTGACCGTTGTGATATATAATTTCAAGCTTTTTACTGATTGCCATTTTAGTTCTCCTTCTTTGCAATTTCAGCAACTATAAATGCTTTAATTGCATCTCGTATCATAATAAGTGCATTTCGCTTGGGTTGGTATGGCAGCTGCTTAAATGGAATATTACCGCCCATACCCGATGCCGCTTTTGCTGTTGCAATAAAGGGAGCGTAATCCATGTTTCTCGAAACTTTATCATATAGAGAATCTGCCTGATGCCTAAATAGACTTGAATCGGACAATAGCTCGTCTATTTTTTTAACCGTATCTTCGGCATCCTTTATCTTCTTGGCTTTATCGATTTTTGATGCTACTTTTTGCGGTTTATCATTTTCGTTTCTCTGCCTATAAATCTCTTTCAGATCCTCGATTGCCACTTCGGGGGCGAGGGTATGGAAGATAAGCCAATTGCGGCTCATGGTTTCGGCAGGGGCTTGGCGGTAGATTTCCTTACTATCCTCGCCTGTGGCGAAGTGCCAGAAGCGGTAGAGGTAGC